ATTCTTGCAACAGTTATCAACAAGCCACAACTTATCACCCCAGAGTACGCAGACTTTGTTGTCCACGCTCTCGATACCCACGCAAAGCCTGAGATGGCTCTTGAGGGGGGAAGAAAGCGGGATAAAGAAGAGCTGCAGTTCAATGAGGATACTAAGGTTGGTGTAATTCCAATTCAAGGTGCTCTTAGTTACGTTGAATACTATGGCATGTGCGGGGAGATGGGCTGCTCCTATCAAGGGATACAGTCTCGTTTTGATGCCCTTGTTTCTGCAGGTGCAAAAACTATTGTCCTCGATGTAGATAGTCCCGGTGGCATGGCCTACTCCATGATGGAGCTTGGGCAGTACATGCGTAAAACTGCAGATGAAAAAGAAATTAATATTCTTGCATATGTAGATGGGCTAGCAGCTAGTGCAGGGTATGGTCTTACCGCATCTGCACATGAAATTATTGTAAACCCAGAAGCAGAAGTTGGGAGTATTGGCGTAGTTGTAAAACTTCGTAATACTAATGAGGCCATGAAAAGCCTTGGCGTAAAAGACTCTTATCTTTTTGCTGGAAAGGGGAAGATTCCGTTTGATGCAAATGGAGACTTCACAGAAGACTTTCTGAATGATATTCAGGAAAAAGTAAATACTCTCTACGAGAAGTTTACTAGCTATGTTGCCGAAATGCAGGGTATCTCTGTAGAGGCAGTTAAGCAAACTGAGGCAAAGGTGTTTATGGCAGAACAGGCTGTATCGCTTGGCCTTGCACACAAAATTATGACTCGTGAGAGTTTCTTTGAGTACCTTGCCGACACTGTGGCTACAGGAGACAAAATGCTTGGTCGTAATATTCTTGGTTTTAAAAAGGAAAATGTAAACATGAACGAACTTGAAAAACTGCAAGCTGAAATGTCAGCAATGACGTTGAAGACTGCAGACCTAGAGACCGCTCTGGCAACTGCTACTTCTACTATTGAAGCTAAGACTGCCGAAGCAACTGCAATGGCTGCTGCGCTAGCTACTGCTACTGAAAAACTTGAAGCTTATGCTGCTGCTGAAAAGGCAGAACTGGAAGCTGCAGAAACTGCCCGTGTTGAAGCCCGCAAGGCTGCTCTGGTGGATGCTGTGGGTGAAGTTGAAGCATCTGCACTATATGCCTCGCTGGAAACTCTGCCAGACGCTGCTTTTGAAGCTGTGGTTGGAAAGATGAAGGCTGCATCTGTGACTTTGGAAACTAACCCAATGTTTACAGAAAAGGGTCACGGTGGAGGAACTGAGGGCGCGTCCGTAGACACCTCTCACCTACAGGCTCTGATTAACAAAAACTATGGCCCAAAAGCCTAATCTCTGGAGATAAATAAATGACTGTTGTTGCAACTGATACCCAGCGTCTGTCTAACTGGCTGAAGTATGAAGAAGAACCGTCTCTTGGCCTTTGCCATGAAGTGGTCACAATTAACGAAGCTGCCGCAACAGCTCTTGTAACTGGCACAGTGCTTGGAAAAGTAACTGTTGGCGGTAAGTACAAGGTTGCTGTTGAGACTGCAGTTGATGGCTCGAAGGTAGCTGACGCCATCTACATCGGTAGTGTTCTGGGTAATGACAACCAGACCGTTGCTGCTGCTACTGACACCAAGATTCTCGTGCTGAAGCGTGGCAAGGCCATTGTTTCCAAGGGTGCTCTGCTGCTTGATTCTACGTATGATAATGATCCGAAGAAAAATGCAGTGTACACTTCCCTTGAAGCTCTTGAAATCTTTGTTCAGCCTACCATCTAATACAGGAGCCTATTAATAAATGGCAATTATTCGTTCTTATGATAACAAGTTTGAAGTTATCGACTACACACAGGAACTGATGAACATCCCGAACCAGTGGGGTCTGTTCCAGAAGCTTGGTATCTTCGGTGCTGGTGAAGGCATCACAACTCCTACTCTGGCAATTGAAGAAATCAACAAGAGCTATGGTCTGATTAAAGACCGTGTGCGTGGTGATCGTTCTGCCCAGAATCAGGATTACACACGTAAGATGCACACCTTCGCTGTGCCTCACTTCCCTCTGGACGACGCTATCTTCCCGCGTGACATTCAGGGCAAGATTGCATACGGTGGACAGGCAGGTAACACTGTCGAGACTCTGGATGCTTTGCGTTTCCGTAAGATGGAACGTATCCGTATTTCTCACTCGGCTACTCTGGAAACAGCTCGTGCCTTGCTGATTAATACTGGTGACCTGTACGCTCCTAACGGTACTGTGGTTGACAACTTCTACACTGCTTTCGGTATCAGCCGTAAGTCTGTGGACTTCGCTCTTGGCACTGGCACAACCAATGTTCTGGCAAAGTGTGAAGAAGTTATTGCTCACATTCAGGATAACCTCCTGACTGGTGACATTGTTGATCGTATCGTTGGTGTTGTTTCTCCGGGCTTCTTCAACAGCCTGATTAACCATGCCAAGGTTGTGAACGCGTACCAGTATTACGCTTCTGAATCCGAGCCTCTGCGTAAGCGTCTTGGCGCACAGGGTGCTGGTCTGGATGCCCGTTTCCGTTCTTTCGAGTTCGGCGGAATCCTGTTCATTGAATACCGTGGTCAGCTTGCTGATTCCGGCGCTCTGATTACTGAGAACGAAGCTCGCTTCTTCCCGCTGGGCACAATGGACACCTTCGGAACCTACTTTGCTCCGGCAGAGCGTTTCGATCTGGTCAACACTGTTTGTCAGGAAGCCTACATGTTTGAAACCCGTGATGTGAAGGGTACGAAGATTGAGATTGAAACAGAATCCAACTTCCTGAACATCGTACGTCGTCCAGCTGTAGTGGTTCGTGGGTACTAAGTTCTAGTTTAGTCCTAAGCTCTGGGGTCTTTCGACCCCAAAGCGAATAGCTAATTCTTGGAGTTGGCTATTCCCTTTGAAGGAGAACAGAAATGCCGTATACAAATAGCCCAGCAACAGACCCACGCGATGCCGTGAGGTTGATGGTTGGTGACACATACTCTGACATTGAGATCCTAGTGGATGCTGAATATGAGTATTACCTGACAAAGAACAGTGACAACATTAACCGTACTGCAATTGATGCAGCATGGGCTATCACCTTCAAGCTTGCACGATGGACGCGAGAGCGTACAGGGGACATTGAAGTTTACGGGAGTGAGTGGGCAAGGAACTATCGTTCTGCTCTTCTTGAGTTTATCCGCAATCCAAGCAGCAGCATTAATCAGGCAATGCCTTATGCTGGTGGTATCAGCAAAGAAGTAATGAAGGCGAATGATACAGATAGTGATAACGTCAGACCAGTGCCATATCTTGGCATGGGCGATGAAGTCCATGTCTATGACCAAGACGCAGAACAAACTGGATTCTTCTAATGCCTAAGACAACGAGCGGCGGAGTCACTGTAGATACTACTGGGCTAGACAAGCTTCTCAAACGTCTACAGATTCTTGAAAGAAAAGAAATCAGGTGGGGCTTCTTCTCGGGTAGTCGATATGGGCCTGAGAATGACAACATGTATGTTGCTACCATTGCCAAACTGCAAGAGGATGGGGGGGCTGGTGGTAGCGGAAGAACAATTCCAAGCCGTCCATTCTTCACATCACAAGCTCTTCGAGTGATTACCCCAAGTGACCACGTTGGTGCGAGGTTTCTAACACTGCTAGGCACTGCAGTCAGGACTACCTTAGAGGGTGCAACTGATGCCTCAACTTTCGAGAGAGTCGGGGCGCATCTGCAGGACAGCTTGAAAGAAGAAATACTTGCGTGGAACAGCCCACCTAATGCCGCAATGACTATCAGGCTCAAAAAGTTTGACGACCCGCTTATACATACTGGCAAAATGTACGACTCTGTTGAATATAAAGTTGTCCAACGTAGAAAGGTAGGTACAAATGCTTAATCCTCCATTCCTTTCCACTAAGAAGAAAAGCATTACAGTTATACGCAAGACTCCCGGTACTTACGTTAACGGGCGCTATGTAGAAGCATCCCCTACCTCTCTTGTCATTGAAGGCAATATTCAGCCGGGGCTTAGATTCAATGACACCCAGTATCTTGCAGAGGGTGAGCGTGGAAGACGTTGTATTCGTATCTATACCTCCAGTGAGCTCCGTACCCGCCAAGAGGGAGCCTCTGGGTGGGATGCAGATGAAGTTGTCTATAATGGTGTGACCTACGTTTGTAAGTGGAGTCACTACTACGATATGGGTGTTCTGAATCATTGGAAGGCCATTCTGGTTGAGAAGGAGAGTACATGAGTTATTCTGCCTTTGAAGATGCCGTCTATGCTGTTCTAAAGCTCGCTGTGCCTTCCATAGAGGCTGTTGTAGGCTATCAAAACGGCCCAGAGCTACCTACCCCTTACTGCGTGGTCTACGCGGCCTCCTTGGACGCTACAGGGCGTGAGGAGACAGGAAGTACAGCCACAGCCCTTGGGGATGGCTATGAGATTAGAACACTAGAGCACTATCTGGGAACTGCTAGGTTTGAGTTCACAGGAAAAGACATTGCAGGCAATCATGGTGGGGATATTGCTGTTGCATTCACTACTGCCCTTGCCACACCCAATATCCAGCTAGAGCTTCGTAAGAAGAATCTTGGGTATATGAGCAAAAGCCTCATCCGTAGGGTTCCCAAGTTGAGGGAAACGGCTTGGTATAACGCTTACGTGATAGATGTTGTTTTTAGTTTTGCCCTCGAAACGAAACAGCAGGTAGATGTGATTGAGAACGTCGTTCTTGATTCAACCTACAATTCGATTACAACTATAGTTGATTCACAAACAATTCCAAACCCCTAATTAGGAGATTCTTGTGACGAAAATCACAGACATTATCCAGATCAATATCACAAGAGAGACCCGCGCAGTCTCTCGTGCTTCGTTCAGTATTCCTTGCTTCATTGCAAGCCATACAGCTTTTACAGAACGTGCCCGTGAATATGCTGATCTGACGGCAGTGGCAGAAGACTTTGCTACTACCTCTAAAGTTTATAAGGCTGCTAGCCAGTATTTTGGCCAGCAGGTTGTTCCACAGCGTATCGTTGTTGGCCGTAGACAGATCAATGAAGTGACAGGTACTCCTACAGTTGCTAACAGCACTGCGTACTCTATCACGATCAATGGCACTGCATACACCTATACTTCTGATGCCAATGCTACAGCTCTTGAAATCTGTGCTGGCCTTGACACCGCAGTTGGTGCAGCTGCTGGTATTGTCTTTACCGATAATCTGGATGGGACATTCAAGGTTGCTCCTACAGTAAGTGGCACAGCTACTTCTGTTGTTGCTTCTGCTAACATTGCTCTTGTGAATACAGCTGCTTCTGAAACATGGGCAGACACAATCACTGCAGTTCGTGCTGCCAATGATAGCTGGTACTACTTGTCTACTGATGACCACACAGATGCTGGCATTCAGGCTGTTGCCACTGTTATTCAGGCTGTCGATAAGCTGTATGGCTTCTCCAGCAGCGAAGCTGCCATCTTGACAAGTGCCACCACAGATATTTTCTCTGTGCTCAAGGCTCTTACATATGACCACAGCTTTGGACTGTATAGCGCAAATGCTAACACGCAGTTCCCAG